GTATGCTCGCTCCCAATCTTTACGAGACATTTTATATTCCATGTAGTCTTGTTGTAACTGACTACCAATTAAATCTGTGTCTTCTTCTGGAAGTAATTCATTTAAGTTTGCAAACGGATCTCCACCATCAGGCATTTGCATTGCATTGGGGTCAAAATCAATTGTAGCCCCCTCTTCATCTTCCGTAACTTCTACTGGTCCTTTGGGTGTTTCTGTAATCTCCTCAACGTCAACGCCTAGTGCAACTTCTTCTTCAGGTCGTTTATCGTTTGGGAGAGACTTATCTATATCTGCCATATATTTTCTCCTAGACTTTCTTAACTTGTTTTTGTGGTAATTTCAACCCCTGTGATAGAGGACCTTTTTTAGGGGGTACTGCCCACCATTTAAAACCAGGATTAGCTTGCATCTTTTGTGCCATGCTTGGCTTTTTCTTATTTGTTGGTTTATTTTTTATTGACATTTAAACTAGCTATGCCTCCTTCCATAAAATCTGTTCTTCCCATAAAATAACTTTGTTCTCCTGGAGTTGCATCCATAAACATTTGTCCAAATTTATTAATTTTAGTTGGGTTATTCATTTTATATAAATCATATTGATTTTTAATTATTTTTTTATTAAGTCTTTCAATACCTTTTGGAGAAGAAGGATTAACATTTTTTAATTGATCTCCTTTTGCCATTAAAGTTGCTTTTTTTAAAGCTTCTGCTCCTTCCAAATAAGGAACTGTTCCGTCTTCTTTAGGTGTAAAGTAATTTTCTAATTTACCTACTTTGTTAGTTCTAAAATAATCTTGATTATCAGCTTGTGCTTTATCTAGTTGAGTATTTAATTGAAAAGCTTGATCTGAAAAAAATTCAGGATCAATTGCTTTGTTTGTTTCATTATCTGTAATTTTTTGTTTTAAATTTGTTATATCATCATAGTTTTGAAAACCTTTTTGCATATCACTCATCATAGATTTAAAATATTGCATCTTACCAATGTCTTCATCAGTTACACCACGAAAACCTTGACTTGGAGAACCTGGTATATTTTTTAATCTTTTAATAAACTCTTCGTCAGAATTTATTTTAGTTTTATCACCTAACATATAATTAAACACACTATCACCAACTGCTTCTCTAAATGATTTACCTTCTGATAACATATCATATCCAACAAGACCTGCTTCTGCTGCTACAGTAAATGCTAAAGCTGCAGGACCAAATAAACCTCTAAGTGATACAGCGTCTTTTAAAAATTTACCTGATTTTAAAATACCTCTTGCAAGAACTGCGTCATCAGCATTTTTAAAACCACTTTTTAATCCTTTTTCTAAAACTTCTCTACCTTTGATCGCACATGATGTGCCTTCTCCAAACATAATTCTACCACCAGCAGATTTACCACAACCTAATTTTTCTAAATAAGATAATAGTTGTTTAGTTTCAAATTTTTTTCCTTTAAAATCTACACCCGATTCTAAAGAACGAGCTACATTAGATTCTATTTGTTTAAACTGTCCTATTGCTGATTTTTTACCTGATCCATATAAGTTACCGTCTCCGCTTCTAACATACACGTTATTATTTTTTAATAACTGCACATCTTCTGGTAATATATTATTTGCTCTAATTCTTTTTTCAGCTTCTACAATTCTTTTATTTATTGTCTGTGTTGTTAAAGATAAATCATTTGTTGCACTTCCAAATGCTACACCTGAATTGTGATGTCTAACAATTGCGTTTTTTAAAATTTCTTGAGACGTTTCTTTAGTTCCTGACAAAAAATGTATTAAATCATTTAATTTTACATTGTTGCCTTTAAAATCTCTATCTTTTAACAACCCCATAATAACTTCGTTAGGAGCGTTTCCAGATCGTTTGGATATGTCAATTAATTTTAAGTTTTGTTTATAGTCTCCATGTTTAGTCCAATCACCGGCATTTTTTTTAGTGTATTTATCTAAACCATAATAAGTCTTACCTTGTCCGGCTATAGTGTTATCTTTAAAACCTATGATTCTATCTTGTCCATTTATTTCTTCGTATATTGGTTTGTATGTTAGTTTTTTAATGTTTGGATTTTTACTTTCATTTTTATAAACTCTTTCCATTTGAGCTAACATCCAACCTTTAGCACTTCCAAAATCAGCAGCTAATGTCCATGGGTTTTTATCACCAACTTTTTTAGCCATTCTTGCAGCAATGTTTTTCTTTTCTGGTGTGTCTGGTTTAAAACCATATTTTTGATCGGGTTTAGAAAAATCCCATTCTTTAACTCCTTCTGGTAACTCAAAAGTAGCTTTAATTTTATTTTGATCTTTAATAGATAATCGTTTACCTTCTTTTGAGTATTCTTCTCCTCGGGTGTTTTTTCCTTTACCCATTTCTAAAGTAAATCCTTTTTTCTTAAATCTATCTATTTTAGTATAATCTTTATTTGTTTTACGATCATCTACTGGACCTACTTTAGATGTTAAATATTTTTTAACGCCATATTTAGGATATTCTTTAAAATTAAATTCTATATCTGGAAAAGCTTCTATTACTTTTTGTTGTTGTTTTACTGTAAGGCCATCACCAAAAGGTATCCGTCCACCTTGAGCATTGGGTCTTCTAAACTCTACATCAAAGTCTTCTAACGTCTCACCAGGTTTTAAAAAAGAATCGGGTGATTGTTCGAGGTCCGGGGTGTTAAAATTATCCATCTCGGATCTTGGAACTTCGGCAAGAAGTAAAGTTTTTGCTTTTTTTTCTGTGTCTATTTTATTTGGAGAGTAAGCTATGATTTGACTTAATATGCTCATCTATTCTCCTAACATGGTTTGAAGACCGCCGAATGCGTTTGGTTTACGAATCATTTCTTCAGTAACATTTAACGTGTCTAGTTTTTGAGCATCCTCTAATTTTTTTATTGCTTCTATTTTAGCTTTGTAATCTCGACCACTACCCAATCTAATTAGTTGACCTTGCATGTCGCCAAGACCAAATTTTGCTTGACCCGCAGAATCAACTGCATCACCAACTATAAATTCTTCTATTTGTGTATCATCCATGTGCGGTAAGAAATTCTTCATGTACGCTTTTAAACCTTCTTTGTCTCTTTTTCTAAACATCTCAACAACTTCTAATAATCCTCTGTGCATTTCAGGATCTCTTTTAAGCATTTCATCAAGGCTGCCTTTACCAAATATTTTTTCTAAAAATCTACGTGATGAACCAGTAACACCAAGTTTAGCAAGAGAGCCTGCACTAAAACCAATACGACCGCCGTCTGCTTTTTTAATTGCGTTTGGTCCTGTATAAAAAGATTCAGGAACGTTTCCACTACCGGCTTCTACTTCTCTAATAATTTCATCTGGTACACCTGGTTCAACATTTTTCATTTTACCTTCTGCATCCGGTTTTGCAGTATACTCTTCATACTCTTCAACTTTTGTAGATCCTTTTTTTCCTTTTTTAAGTGGAACTTCATCTACTTTGTAACTCATGTAAACATCTTCTGGAAACATATCATCTCCACCTTTTTTAATAATCTCTATGTTGCCAGCAAAGTCTTCTTCCATTGTATAATCTTTATATTTTTTAGCTATGGCTTTATCTTGAGTTGCTACAGTTTCATCACCTAATGTTTTAATTTTTTCTACTAGCTTAAAGAAATATGGAGGAGGTGTTCCTGATCCTACAGATTGTTTTACAGTTTCTGTTACAGCTTTTTTACCAGCTTCTTTACCACCCATTCCAAATAATCCTGATTTAAGTCCTGCAATTCCACCACCTAGTGTTGCCATTAATTTTAAGAATGCACGTCTGCCACCACCACCTGTTGAAAAAGGAACTCTCATGTTGTCATTGTCTTCTGCAAGTAAATAATTTAATCCTGTTGATGTTGTTGCTTGATTACCAGGTGACACTAATCTTGTTCTAGCCATAAGCGCATCTGAACCATGACCGATGTCATCGAGACTCGGTTCAACGTCTACGATACCACCTGTGTAATGTCCTGCACGTCCGCCTTTGGCTGCTTCTAATATTGGTCCTGGTCCTGTTCCGCTATTCATTTCAAAAAATTTATGTTGACGTTTTTCAATATCTTTATTTTTCATGTAATTTTGAAACTCATGCATTTCTCTTAATTTTTTTTGCATTAAAAATTTTTCATAGTCGGTTGGCATTCTATCTGATCCACCACCTGCACTAAAACCCGCACGTCCGCCGATTGCCATGTCTTCCGGATCAATAGGTATATCTCTTTCAAAGATATGATCTTCAGTATCTTGTAATATTTTTTTAGATTCTTCTGGTGTTAAATTTTTATATTTACCTTTTCTACCAATTACAGAATTTGCTTCTTTCATTGCATCCATAGGTTCTAAAGTTTTTATATAAGTAATTGTATCAGTAACAGAATCTCTTTTATTTAAATTAGAGTTTTTAAACATTTCTCTGTCTGTAATTTTTTCACTAATTACCATTTTGTCTTCATCTACAAGATCACCACTTTTTTTCATGGCTTCTATTTCTTCTTTAAAACTTCTTTTTTGTGGAAACTCTACAACCTCACCTTTTTTACCAAATAATTTATCTGTAATAGTTTTACCTTCGGCACTATCTGCAGATATTACTCTAGCATTTTTCATTATTTGATTATTTATATTTTCTAAAATATTTATAACTTGATCTGAAGATGTAAGAGAGTCAGGATCAATACCAGCTTTAATTAATCGATCCATAGTAATTCTAGCGTTTAAATCTACAAGTTCATTTTTAGGTAAAGTTAACATAATGCCATCATCGCCTCTTTTCATAAGCTCTTTAAGCATTGCTCTTTTAACTAATTCAAATCCTAATTTTGCTGCCATTAATAATACTCCATAATCCTAGGTTCAGACTTTTCGTCTTCGTAATCTTCTGGGTGAGGTAGGAAGCCTCCTTGCCTGAATCGCATAACAGCCATAGTCATACTATCGACTAAATCGTCATGATCGCCGTATGGAAATGATGCACATTCCTCAATAACTTCCTCTGCAAATTTTCTGTCAGGAGCCCAAATTATGCCAGCTTCAAACAGTGGTGCACAAGAATTTACACGTACGTGCTTATCATTACCACGACTTGGCGTAAAAGTCATCACTGGAATGTCCATTTGCCGTAATTCGTGAGTTAGAGGTGTGCCTGATGCTTTTTGCTCAACGATAACCATGTCAGGTTGCCAATATTGATATTGCTCTAACGCTTGTCGACGTAATTCTGGAAATTCAAACCTATCTTTGATTGAATCTAGTAAAATTAAATTTGGTTTTGCGTCTTCGTTTGGATAAAACACTCCCCACGTCGTAATTGCACTATAATCGGCTGTCTCTTTTTTTAAAAATGCAGTATCATAACTTTGAATGACGTAATGACAGTCTGGGAGATAATCTTTGTCCCAAGTTTGCCACCATTCACGTTTTATTAGCGCTCCTTCTTCAGAAGTTGGCTTTTGCATCCACTGTGCGTTCCATTTTCCAACTGGAAGTGTAGCTTTCACCTTCTCTAATTCATCTAATTTCCAATATTGTGGCCAAACTGGTTTTTTATTCTCTCCGTGGTCCATGATTGCCGGAAATTCCACCACGTCCCACTGATCACCCTTAACATCTTTTTGATTATCTAATAAAATTCCTGTTAAATCTTTCTTTGACCAACGTGTCATGACTAAAACGATCTTGGCCCCTGGTTGTAAACGTTGTCGAGGTCCTGATGTGTACCATTCGTAAGCATTATCAAAGGCGCTAGCTGACATTGCGTCTTGTTCCGAGTGTGGATCATCAATAATCAATAAATCCGCACCACGGCCCGTGATTGCTCCACCAACACCCGCTGCAAAATACTCACCACCTTGTGCAGTTTCCCATCTTCCTGCAGCCTGAGAGTCTTCTCTTAGTGTTGTATCAAATATTTTTTTGTAATCTTCACTATCAATTAGTGTTTTAGCTTTACGACCAAACCTTACAGCAAGTTCTCCTGTGTGCGTTGCTTGAATGATCTTGAGTTTTGGTTGACGGCCCACCATCCAGGCAGGTAATAAGAATGACGCAAACTCAGACTTAGTGTGTCTTGGTGGCATGTTAACAATTAGTCTTGTAATTTTACCTGTTGCAAGGTCATTAAATTTTTTAGCTATGACTCTGTGGTGTGGTCCTTCTATGAACTCGGGCCAAACAGCTTTGACAAAGGACATGAAGTCATCTTTAGCTTTATTTTTTATTTTTTTTTCAGCTACCATTACTTGTAGCTTTAAAAGTTCTTTTCTAACGTCAGCAGGTAACTTACTTATATCTATATTATTTAAATTCATAAAAATTTTTATAAAATTTTTTGCACCATCTTAGGTGTTCAACAAGTTTTTTACCACCATTAACTGTCTAAATCAAGCAATACAACCGAGAGTAGTGGGACCCCTTTTTTATTTAGGGGGATTGCTTATATCGTTCTAAAGTTTATTGGGTGTGGGTGTGGTACCTCTATTGGTCCATGATTTGTGTGTGAGTGTGACCCAACAGGGTCACACATTGTATGTAACTCGGTTAGTCTAGTAAGACCATATATGCCTCTGCATTGTGTTGTCTAAACCAGTTAAGATCTTTACGTACTTTGTCCCATAGCTTAGACGTGCCATCAACACCTGCTGCTTTATCTTCTAGTGTTGCTGACAGTTCATTGATAAAGATTGCATCATGTCTGTCTGCTTCTTCTTTTGTTAGCATAACAGATTCACCGTTGAATCTGTTCTTTCTTTCTTCTGTTCTACCTTGCATAGTTTCCTTGTAGTCTTCATCTAACAAGTTCTCCATGTCTTTTGTTGTAGCTTGTTTTGTATTTGTCATGTTTTCTCCTGTATGTTAATAGGATAATCCTATTTTATTTCAGTACTATTGTCAACCCTTTTAATTTCAGTACTTGTATAAGTTCCACCATTCCACGAGTCGTGTTCCTTGGTTACTTTCTCATAACCTTGGCTTTCTCGTCTGTGTCTGATAAACTCGATCGGCCGACCTTGTTCAATGTTAGGCATATTTAATTCTAGCCAACTAAACTTACATCGTTGAGAGCAAAAGAATTTATCGCCACTACCATAACTCCAATTAGTATCAATAGCACAATATGAATACCGACCTCGGACCACACCTCTAGATTTTAAAAATCTATCCGTTGTAGGTTTTTCGTGGCATGTTGGTCCTTGGCAAAAATGTTTATTCGGCATTTGGTAACCCCCCAAACATTGACATAATACCACCAAACATAATTAATAAACCTAACATTCTATGTTCGCCTGAGTGTATAAAAGTTATGAAACCTAGCATGACAACAATAAATCCTACTAGTACCATCATTAGTCTTGCAATTACTTCTCCATAACTTACTTTGTTGTTATTCCAATTTCTGTCGTCCATTAGTACCTCACTTTCCAACTGCCTTTGGCAGTTCTGTAATTGTCTGCGTCCATGTCAAAGTATGTCATTAATTTTGCACCTTGACTACTTGTCCAAAATCTACATTTCTCTGTCCACTTTGCTTGTCTTGTTATGTGTTTTTTATCCTTATTAGAATAATAAGTGATTTTAAATTGTGTGTTGTTTTGCATGTTATTTCTCCTGTATTTGTTATGGGATAATCTTATAGGATTATCCCATTAGTGTCAACTATTAATTTAGACTTTCTTCATATTGTTTTCTAGCCAATATTTTTGCCTCTCTTGTTTGGTTCTTATTCTTCATGCCTTTAATCATACTAGCCAAGTTGCTTGGATTGTAGATAGTTAAACCTGTTGAGTTAGTTCTAATTAACTCGGCCTCATCAACTTGTATTCCAAGTTCAGTTGCAAGTTCAATACCCTCTGAAAGATATCTGTATGCTTTCAATCCAATCTTTAACTGATCGCATTGTTTAGTAATTGTATCAATCCAAGTTTGATGTTTAGAAACTAAATTGCCTTTTGCAATTCTCCAAGTTTCAAATTGCTCGTATTCATTTTTAGTACAAGCAATAGCACGTGAACGACAGTAAGATGTTCCAATAACATCAAGATAGTATTGGTCATTAAAAGTTTTAGTCATTCCAATACCAACATCATTATTAGGACTATATTGATTTGAATAACCTAATGCTTTCATACATTCGTCAACATGTTTAGTTTTATGTGGATTATCTTTATTCTCATTTTGTTGAGCATAGATATCTGGGTTGCAATCTTTTGCTTTTAGTTCTTCTCTAAAATATGCGAGTGCAAACTTTCTACCCTCTTCATCATTATACTCACTACCATTTAGATTGCCAAACAAACCAAAATCAAAGTGTGATTTAACTTCTGTTGGTTGATTATCCTCATCAACACATTCATTGTGTGCAAAGTAAAAGCATTTGTCTTTTGCTACAACATCACAAGGACTTCCATATTTTTTTTTGAAAGTTCTAAGTATTGCAACATCTTCTGGTGGATATGATCTCTCAACAACATCAACTGCAAGTCTATGTGCTTGTTCATATTGTCTATCAACATCTTCTCTTGCTTGAAGAAATGCCTCTCTTTCCTGAGTGTCCTCATTCTCAAACGTGTGTTTGATCTTATTAAAGAGTTTGTTTCTTAACTCGGTGTTCATTCTTATTTTACTCATTTTGTTTTTCTCCTGTATTGATTAAATTAATTTGTTTTAACACTTGACAATAGGATAGTCAAGCATTATATTTGATGTTCAGCCTCATTTGAATATTTATCGCTGAAACAAAACTATAAATATTCTGGGGATCTGCACCTACAAAAGCAGATAGGATTATAGCAAGGTTTTACTAGACCTACTGCCTTGCTACTGATCCCTGATCCATTGGGGAGTAACACCTCCGGAGTTCTAGACGGTTTCCGGCTAATACTGATGGATCTGGGATCAGTCGTCTGGTTCGTCCACTGAAGTTGACGGTACCGGGCTGATCCCTGGTCTAACAACCGACGTACGAGGGGCATACTGCTGGACAGTAGCTGTTAGACCTGGGATCAGTTAACAGAAAGAAATTATGACTAGAAGACAAGGAACAGAAAGTATTACAGTATTAATAAATCACTGGCGCTGGCTCGAGGATCAGGGCCCAAGCTACAAGCAGCAAGCAACAAGCTGCAAGCTTCAGGCTGCAAGCTTGACAAGAAAACATTATAATGATATAGTATCCTATAAAAGAAAGGATAAAAGAATATGAAGGTTAAAGAAGCAGAAGCAATAACTCACACATTATCAAAACCAGGAAAAATGCCAGGCTTTGCATATTCAACGCCAGCTCATGAATGCAAGACTGGTACAAAATTAAGAGCTGTAGCTGGTTCAGTCTGTGCTAACTGTTACGCCTACAAGCGAGGACGATATAGATTTCAAAATGTAATAGACGCACAGTATAAAAGATTCAGGTCATTAACTCACCCTAAATGGGTGGAGGCTATGGCTGCACAAATTAATTCTAAAAAGGTCAAGTACTTTAGATGGCATGACTCAGGCGATGTACAGAATCTTGATCACTTGAGACGTATTTACGAGGTCTGCAGGTTGACGCCTTCAGTTAAGCACTGGATGCCAACCCGTGAAGCATGGACCAAGGACTATATTGTTGAAGCTCCTGACAATCTTGTTGTTCGGTTCTCCATACCCATGGTGGACCAAGCAGCAATTGACAGCTGGCCTCATACATCAACTGTAACAACGAAGCCTGGACAACGGACATGTCCAGCTCCAACGCAGGGCAACAAATGCAAAGATTGCAGGGCCTGCTGGGACAAGTCAATTCAAAATATTTGTTATGGTGAACATTAAAAAATTACTAGGCGTAACTAGCCAATCATGTAATACGCGCGAGCGAGCTCAGGGTAGTTTGCCAGCCAATCGCGCGTTTAATTCGGATCAGGTCATTAGCGGTAAAAACTCGACGGAGTGTAAAACGCGTGCATCCTGGTCCGGGCCTCAAGCTTCAAGCACCAAGCTCCAAGCGTCAAGCTTTCGAACCAACCTGTTCAAGCATCAAGCAACAAGCCTCAAGCCCGCAAGCGTCAGCTTCAAGCGCCAAGCCACAAGCAGCAAGCTCCGAGATACGTGAACCATGGAACATGGAGACTGGATAAGTATTAGGGGAGCAAGGACCAAGGGTCTTTGCTATGATAAATGTATTGTGTGGATGACGTTTATGGAAGGCAATTTGGTGTGGACTAAACCTAATTTTTTTACTCTTCGTTACCTTAAGCTCTACAGTACAAAAGTGCCCAGAAGTATTACAGACCAATAGATCAGGAGTCCCAAGTAAGCTATTGTTTTCAATCCGGATAAGTGAAAGTGACTTAAAGTTTCTTTTGATTTGTTGATAAAATTTTGCCTCTGGACCCATGTCATTATCGAGGTAATTACCCCACGCATTACGCGCCCGGAGTACGCAATTTATCAGGTATAATTATATTAGATGCTTCTGCTACTTTCATCACAAGACGATGTGAATGATGGTTTTTATGCAATCCAAATATAGTCTGATTATTTTCGTGTACTTCCATTTTTTTAATTTCTTTTAATTGACCATTTACTTCAACGTAGATAACAGCATCACTGATTGCGTTTCCTTGCCCAGATGCAGACTTATCTCTAGCTGTAAATGACGATAAAAATTCTTGTAGATCTCTTACTCTCATTTTTTATTCTCTGCAACAAGTCTTTCAATTTCTTTTTCTAACTCTGCTATGATCCTTACCTGATCAATAAGTTTAGCACTTAACTCATCTATAATTTTTTTAGTACCAGACAACTGGTTTTCTGTTTTGATCCACTCTGATTCTTTCTGTTTCCAATCCCAGATTTCTTTCTTGTGCATTTCAATTAACAAAGTTAAATCTGCAGGACCTCTGTCTTCAGACAGATTTGTTTTACTTTCATTCTCGTGTGTCATATCTTCTCCGTGTTCTTTCAAATGTGTATAGGTACGTTTATCTTTCATACCTTGACTTTATAGGATGATTACCTTAAAAAGTCAATATGGGAGTTCCAAAAAGATTAACAGAAATGCAAAAAAGATTCGCTGAGTTTTTAGTATTTGGTGGACCTGACGGACCGCTATCTAAATCAGAAGCAGCTGAAATGGCAGGGTATTCACCAAAGAGATCACGTGTTGAAGGCAGCGAACTTACTAACCCAAGACTGTCACCACTTGTAGTACAGTACATAGGAAAACTACATGACGAACGATTACAAAAACATGAAGTTAGTTATTCAAAACACATAGCTGAACTAGATAGAATCAAACACGCAGCTTTAAAAAAAGGTTCTTTTTCATCAGCTGTAAATGCTGAAGTAAGCCGAGGAAAAGCAGCAGGATTATATATAGACCGAAAAATAATAAAAACAGGAAAGTTAGAGGACCTAACAGAAGAACAGCTAGAAGCAAAAATGAAACAGATTTTAGACGACTACGCGCCTCTTTTGAATATGAAGACTGTTGAGGGTGAATCACAAGATATTAATGAAGTTTTGTCATCTTCAGAACACACGACGTTGGAAACACAGAACGCTCAGAAAAAGTAATAGTACCATCTTCTTCTACATCATACCCAGCAAATATTTTTACTGTATCTTTGTCTTTACTAAACAAGTAACCTTCACTTACAGGTGTTGCTAGTTTCATATTTTTAAACTCACGTTCACTACCCCAGCCGCCCTCAGTGACGATATCGCACCAGTCTATTTTATATCTACTGTATGGAAACTTAACTTCTTTCTTTACAAGTTTAGGTTTAGAGTATGTATTTATATGTCTGGATTTTTTCTTGGATTTCATAAATATCTGTGTATCAAAAAAGTGCGACCCCTAACAGAGTATTTTTTTTATTTTTTACAAAATTGCGCTTTAAATATATTTAGGTGTCGGCAATGGTAAATAAACTTGACTTATCTCTTAGAACCGTTGGTATAAGCGGCTCATTCGCCCAAAAAAGTGCGACGGGGGGGGGGGCGCAGAGG